AAAATGGTTCGATGAAGGTAAAGGTTTTGGTTTTATTACTCCAGCTGATGGCAGCAAAGATGTCTTCGTACATTTCTCTGCAATCCAAAGTGATAGCTTCAAAACATTAGCGGAAGGCCAACAAGTTTCATTCACCATGGAAAATGGTATGAAAGGCCCAGCAGCAGGCAATGTGGTGGCTCTCTAAAGGCGCTATTACTATTCGCCTCTATTTTAAATGCCCAAGGTGCAGCAGTTCACAATATAGAACATCACAATTTGATGTCACAGTGAACAATCCACACGGCGCAAAATGTATTTTTTGCAAAAGTGTGATGACAGCACAAATGAGTTAAGCATTAAATAGTTGAATATACAAAACCTCGCTTCGGCGGGGTTTTTTGCTATCTACAATCCCATATTGGTCAAAGATAAAAAATTTAGATTTTAGGGCTTGAAAAATACTTGCTCGTTCATATTTATATTTTGGGTAAATAAGAGACCGCCCATAATTCACTAAATACTGAAGGAGGAGTTATATGCCTAACATTAAACCTTTTTCATTATTCCCAACATTATCTGACAACTTACTTTCAAATCGTTTTGATCAATTCGTACTGCTTAATATAGAATCGTATTTAGATGGAAATATGGCAAAACAGTCATTTACACAACAATCAGTTACATAATAGGCCTATCTTCAGAAAGAATGAGATGTCTGTGGTATTAATGTAAACTCTCAATTGAAAGTAAATTATTCTAAAGTATTCTAAAGCATACACTCGAAAACTAATGCTAGAACAAGCAGGAGTACTCCTGCACAATTAAGCTTGGGAGTTAGTATGCGAATCGAAAAAGTTCAAGTTGAGGGATTTCGCCTCCTCCAAAATATTGAAATTATGCTGGAAGATACTTCCACTGTGATCGTGGGACGTAATAACAGTGGAAAAACATCTTTTACTGAGATTTTTGAAAGATTTGCTAGTGATAACGGAGCACGATTCCGTCTTGAGGATTTCTCGCCTGTTCAGCGTAATAAATTTATCAATGCAAAAGAACTGAGGGAACAAGGTGCCAAAGCGGAGGATGTCCTCGCAGCACTTCCGACCATATCTCTCACACTTACCTTCCGTTACGACGGTACAGACACAAATCTTGGGCCACTTTCCCCGTTTATTATTGATCTTGATACAGATTCGACAACTGCGATCGTGTGTATTGAATACAAAGCGTCTCCAGCAACCTTCCATATTTTGTTTGATGTCCAACCGACCCCCGAAGGTCTTGAACCAAGGTCTTACTTCTTACGTTTATTGAGAGAAACTTTGCCCAAGGCATATGGTACTCATATTTCAGCTATAGACCCCACTGATCCTAAGAATAGACGTAGCTTTGATGGTTCTAGCAATTTAGCAACATTGATGCAATGCAATTTCGTTCGAGCACAAAGAACTCTCGATCATGACAAGCATGGAGATACAGATGTAATAGGTAAATTACTCAATACCCTTTTTAAAACAGCATCCACTCCGACTGCGACCACGAGAGATCAGGAACTTGCCGGAAAACTGAGACAGTCTGTTGAAGATGTTGAGCGCAGTATGCAGGGTAGTTTCGATGAAATGTTGAAAAATCTTCTTCCCGCGATGGAAGTTTTGGGCTTCCCTAGTCTCAACGACACAGAGCTACGCCCTGAAACTACATTGAACGTTGAGGCTCTCCTTACTGGTCATACAAAGGTTGTTTACACAGGTACTGATGGAGTTCATCTTCCAGAAGGCTACAATGGATTAGGTACACGTAACCTCATTTACATGCTATTGCAACTCGAAAGTTACCATAAATTATACCGTGCAAGATCTGTGTGCCCGGCTACACATCTTATTTTCATCGAAGAACCAGAAGCTCATTTACACCCTCAGATGCAAGAGGTATTCATTGCTCAGCTTAATGCAGCGATAAAAAAACTATCAGCAAGTTATCCCAATGAGCCAGTGTGGAATGTTCAATTCATTATATCTACACACTCCCCCCATGTTGCTAATGCAGCCTCCTTCGAGGCCGTGCGTTATTTTCTCAATGAAGCGCCGACCTCCAAGATATCTCGTCAGACAAAAGTTAAAGATTTCAAAAAAGGACTAGGATGCATTTCACCTGAAGATCAAGACTTTTTACATAAGTACATGACACTGACTAAATGTGATTTGTATTTTGCAGATAAAGCCATTTTGGTGGAAGGCACAACAGAAAGGCTTTTAATGCCCAAGTTATGTGAATTAGTCGATAAGTCTCTTGACGACAAACACAAGTTAGTCAGGCAGTACATAACTAATGTTGAAGTGGGTGGTGCTCATGCACACATTTTTTACCCATTATTGGATTTCCTAGAACTTAAAACGTTGGTCATAACGGATATAGATTCAATCAAGGCAGTGAAAAAAACAAATAAAAAAGAAAAAGAAATTACAGTTTGGGAAAAATGCCCTGTCGCAGATGGCCTGCGTACGTCTAATGAGGCAATCAAATACTGGTTTCGCCCCGAAGATATCCCAGATAACAAACAATGGCATATCACACCTGCTGAGCTACTTTCAAAAACATCTGAAGAGAAAATAAAAGGATCCCGACGTATAGCTTATCAAGTAGCAGAAAATCAAGAAACTGGCATCAGTGCGAGAAGCTATGAAGATGCGCTTATTTTGGCAAATCCAGCACTATTTACATGGACTGAAGAGCAAGATGTAGCGACTGAAGCATGGGAAATAGCCAAGACACTAGGGAAAGCCGATACAGCCTTGTGGTTCGCTATTCACCAAAAAGAATGGGTGGTACCGCGTTATATTCTTGAAGGTCTTACTTGGCTTTCAGAGCCACTTCCTCTACAGGAACAAGAGAATGAAGGACAACTCATTTCGGAGGCTGTATGACTAAAGGCAAAGATAATCCCGCGCTGATAGCTGCAGAAGAAACACAAAAAAAAATCAATGACGCTCTTGATGCAGGACAAAGCTTTCGACTGGAGGCGGGCGCTGGTGCTGGAAAAACCTATTCGCTTGTAGCAGCACTGAAGCGGTTGATTGAACAACATGGGCCGACTCTCGTACGGCATGGGCAAAAGGTGGCTTGTATCACCTATACCGAAGTTGCCCGAAATGAAATTGCACGGGAGCTTGAAGAACATCCTGCCATTCTGGTTAATACCATTCATGGTTTTTCATGGGCATTCCTCCGCACATTTCAGAAAGCGTTGCGTGAACTCTTAGGGGAAATGGAGGACAAAAAAGAAAAGATCGAGCAAGAAGGTGGTATTGGATCTAAGTCAGTGGAATATGACATGGGTTTCTTTAGTGTCGATGAGAACAAAATCTCGCTGAATCACGATGATATACCAAATATGATGGCAAAACTTTTGCAAAAGGATAAGTTTCGGCAGATTTTCAGCCAGCAGTTCCCTGTGATCTTTATTGATGAATATCAGGATACTAATCGCCAATTTATGGAAGCAATTACTGAATACTTCCTGAAACCAGCTAAGGGTCCCTTAGTAGGTCTTTTTGGCGATCATTGGCAAACTATTTATAGAAGTGAGTATGAACTTGCTAAGTATCCCATTAAAGAGATCACTAAAGGTTCCAACTTTCGTTCTGTCCCTGCAATAGTCAATGTATTAAATAAGTTACGACCTGAACTCCGTCAGGAAGTTCATAACCCTGAAGCAAAAGGCGAAGCTCGATTTTTCCACACTAATAACTACAAAGGAGAACGGACTAATGATCGACATTCTAAAGGAGATCTGCTAGACGATCTGGCTCGGCAGACACGTATAGCCTTGATGAAGAGACTAGAGGCTGAAGGTTGGGATTTATGTAAAACAAAAGTGCTCATGCTCACTCATAATGTACTTGCTGCTGAGCAGGGATATCCAGGTATCGTCAAAGTATTCAATGGAAGAAATGATCTTTTTGCCAAAAAAGAAGATCCTATTATCAAATTCTTTGCTGAAAATGTAGAACCTATGTGTGAAGCCTATTGCGAATCCCGCTATGGAGATTTATTTAGAATATATGGATCTGCACCAGCCATAACTCAACACCAAGATAAAGTTAGTTGGCGAAGAGATATGGATATTTTGAATACATTACGTGAAGAAGGTACTATCGGACAAGTCATTGATCACCTAAAAATTACGAAGCGTCCAGTTCTACCAGACCGTGTATTGCGTCGAGATGATGAATTTAATTCTTTGAATGGTGCTCCGGTGCCAGAGAAAGCATCTGGACTTAAGAGATACAGTAAACTTAGATGTGTCCCATATAAGGAAGTTATTGAAATAACTAAATTTATTGAAAAGCAAACATCTTTTGCAACACAGCACAGTGTCAAAGGGGCGGAATTTGAGAATGTTCTGGTTGTTTTGGGGGGAGGATGGAATCATTACAACTGGCCATTACTTCTAGAACTCATCAAAACTAAAGCTCTTACTGAAAGAAATATCAAAGGCTTTTATCGCGCACGTAACCTACTCTATGTATCTCTCTCCCGACCAATGGTAAGGCTTGCCGTACTGGCCACACAAACAATGTCAGATAAAGCTTTAGGAGCAGTAGAAGAACTTTTTGGAAGCGAAAATGTTGAAGGGCTAAACATCTAAGATAATAATATAAATAATTATTGTGGAATTATTTTGGCAATGAATTGATGGTAATTTAGTACTAAATCTAAGCATACAAGGACTTAAAGATATTTAACATGCCGCTATGTTTATACTGTCCGTTTCTGGTGCTGAAGGAAATATCTAAATTGTTAATATGAAGCCATCTCACAAAAAATAAAAAAATGCCGATACGCTAGGAGTCATATCGGCATATAAAATAAACGCAAGAAGCAATGTAAGTCATGTCGTACTAATTCGTATCAAACCTGTCAATTTGATACGTATGTAATGATAATTATTCTCATTAATATATTCAACCCTAAATTAAATAAGGTTACTTTGTAGCCTTTTCATCTACGTCGACCACAGAATCAACACCCACTTATACCGTTCTCACAAGAGTTGTGAGTCGGCACCTTATTAACTAAATAAATCGGTAAATGTTATGTCAAAAGAGATAAGCGAATTACAGTTTAGTCTTCACTATGCCTCAGAAACAGACAGTGAAAAGAATACCTCCGTCATTTTAACGGCGAATATCCATACGGCTGATAGTGAAACTCAACAACTCACACAACTAATTTGCACGACATCTCCCACAGGTAAAAAGCAATATCGAATCGGCACACAAAAGATTAATGATGCAGGTGACCCATTGCTGGTGGCGATTGAATCTTATTGGCGCAAAAACACGCAAGAGAGTTGTGTTTATTTGTTAGAGAAAGCGAAGCAATTTATTCAGGGACACTTACAACAAACGAATACATGGATATCCATGTACGGCCTTGTGATTGTTTCTAATGCGTCACTTGAAGAGCAGTTGCCTGAAGGTTTATTAAAGGTACTTAAAGTATCAATACCCGCCTAATTTTTTATCGTTTCATTTTTAACTCTCACACTAATCATCAACGGACACTCCTCTGAGGGTGACTATGCGTATGGATAAATTAACCAATGTTACTTACGGAACCGCAGGCTTAACGGCATTTTTTGCCAGTCTTTCGTTATATGAATGGGGATTTGTTATCGGGATGGCGTTTAGCATGGTTTTAGGTTTAGCCACTTATTTTATGACTCGTCGAGAGCAACGAAAACGCACTCAATTATTTGAAGAGCTTGTTCGTCATGTTGACCCACAAAACCCAACTGAAACCCTAAAAAGGCTTGCTGAATTAATGGTGAAAGCGCCAAAGGATATTTAATGTCTCTCAAACAGAAAATAGCGGCGCTAACAACTGCGGGAGCCACAGCAATCGCGTTAGTAGTAATAGCCCATTTTGAAGGTGTGCGTTATGAACCTTATCGTGATGTGGCAGGTGTTTTGACGGTTTGTTATGGGCATACAGGCAAAGACATTATTCAAGGTAAGAGATACACACAACAAGAATGTGATGCATTATTACAAAACGATTTTATTAAGACACAACGGCAAGTCGATGTATTAATCAAAGTACCACTCGATGACCACACCAAAGCCGCTTTATATTCCTTTGCTTTTAATGTGGGTACAACCGCATTTGCTCGCTCAACATTACTTAAGAAACTAAATGCGGGTGATAGAGCGGGTGCCTGTGAAGAAATGAAACGTTGGGTATATGCAGGCGGAAAGGTTTGGCGAGGGCTTGTCAGTCGTCGAGAGGCGGAGTCAGCACTATGTCATGGAAACCTTTAATCATCATTATCAGCTTTATCCTCATATTATTCATCACTGTCGTTGGTGGTATTTATCTCTTGATTGATAACACATGTACTAAAGATCACGTTAGTTTAGAAAAACGCTGTCAGATTGCACTCTCATATCATCGGTACTAATCATGAAATATGGAAAACTCTATGCCGTCATTGCGATGGTGGGCATTATTGTGGGTAGCTATTGGGTGATTAATTGGCAAGCTAACAGAATTACCACACTGACAGATACCAACAAAAAACTAACTGTGGCTCTCGAAGAACAGAAGTCTATTAATACTGATTATCAAGCACGCATAATGCGATTAAACCAACTGGATATTCAATATACGCAGGAGTTAGCGAATGCTAAGAAAGAAATTAGTCGCTTGCGTGATATTAGTGAGCGTCATCCTGAGCGGGTGTACATCAAAGCAGAGTGTCCCAAAAGCACAACCACTTCCGCCACCAGCTTGGCTTATGCAACCACCGCCCGACCTACTGACACCGCTATCCGAAATTATTGGTTACTCAGAGAGCGAATTGCAGAGTCAGAGCAA